CCTGTAAACATTTCTTTCTGCCATTGTTTAGCAGGAATCTTTGTGTAAGGAATACGTAGAGCAATAGCCATCATCTCTACAGCACCGGATTGGTGACCCATAGAGAATGCAGTAGTCTTAGAACTACCAAAGATGACTCCCAGTTTCTCAAAAATCATATGTGGATGACAGTCATACAACTCAAAATGCCTAGCATTCATCTGCTGTATGATATCATACATAAATGCATAATCTACCTCATCTTTAATCATAGGAACAGCATACGCTTCAATTTTCCCATCCGGATGTTGGTAGACTATGGCACCCTTCTTTCCAATGTCTATACCTATATAGCCTTTAGTCATTTAGTTCTTCTATTTCATCAATTAAATCGTGCACAGTTTCTATAATAGTATTCTTCAACTCATCAGTGAGAGTTTGTAGATAGAGACTATCCATCCATGTCTCAAATCTCTCAATAGCTTTTTTCTGTTCCTTATTCATATGCATTAAGTAAAGGTGTTAGTATTTCTTTTACTGCTTTTTGACCATGTTTCTTTACAGAGTCAGAAAGATCTTTTTCCATTGGCAAAAGTATACAAGGTAACTGATATAGTTCCTGATACCTTTCCATAGCTTTCATACCTGCTGTGTCATTGTCAAACATGCATGTAATTACTTTATACCTACTTTTTAGATAGGTAATAACCTCTTCCCTAATAACAGACCCCTCGGAATCAGGAGCTATAAACTCTACAGGATATCTAAGTTTCTTTAGACACATACCGTCCTTTAGAGAACTAGTAATTACAAGATGTGGTTTATCAAACTTTAGCTGATCCATACCTTGGATATAGGTAGCTAGTTTCATAAACTTCTTGTCTTTGTTATACGGCTGGTAAATCTTGTAGAGTGTACCATCCTCTCTAAAATAACCGTATACATAGGGCTTCTGAGTAACAAAGAAGTCATAAGCACCATCGTCATTCTTACTAAAGGTAAATGAGCTTAGTGGTTTTACATTGTACATCTCCAACATATCGGAATCAATCCCATATGCCAGCCAGTAGTCTGCATCACCCCTTGTCCATCCTCTAGTATCATAACTCTCTAGTTTATAACTAGCTCTTTGTTTTACTACAACAGGACTTCTTCCACCAGAAGATCTAAGATATTCTCTATAATCATCTAGTATTTTATTGATAGCTTGTCCTTTGCTCAGATTAAAGAAAAAAGAGACAAATGTTGTAGAGTCACCACCTTTGTCCGTAGAAAAGTCCTTGAAAAAATATCTGTCTTCTCTACAGAAAATGACCATAGATGGTACAGTATCTCTAGAGTTAAACAGAGAAGTAATCTTTACATCTTGACCCAGTAGTTTTTCGCTAAGGTTACAATAGGTCTCAAACACCCATGATGAAGGTACCTCAGCAATGCTGGTAACAATATGTTTAGTACTTATCATAGCATAAAAATATAAAAGGGGGATATTACTCCCCCTCTTACTTGTTAACCTTTTAACTAATCTAAATTAAAATCATTAGAAACCTTTGAGGTAGTTGGGATATCAAAGTCTGATTCACTACTACTCTTAAAAGAACTTACAGATTCTGACTTAGCTTTTTTAATGTGCTTCTCTGTATCAAATGTTGGAACCTTAACAGATTCAGCATCAACACTTTGAAAAGAGAGTTGTCCTCTTTCAGGACGAGCAAGATGCATGTCATAGCTGTTGTAACCAGCTTTGTTTACATACTCTCTTGCACCAATGCAGAAGTTCATATACTTACCCTTGAATGGAGCATCGCTGTTAAAAGCTGATACAAACTCTTCAATAGTATTGAACACATTATCATGTTCTTCTAGCCACTTTGTGCTACTTGTCTGCTTACAAACATTCTCAATAACACGTACAATCTCAGTATCACGACTGATCTTTATACCACTCTTGGTAGTACCATCTGAGTATGCCCACTCACTTGTTTTAATACGAGCCACTTGACCCTCATATCTTGGTCCATTTGGATCATCTTTATCTACAAGCAAACCTTCAAAACCATCATCGGTAATAGGTTCTGTCTCCAGGTGTAAACATACATGGTATGCACCTTCTTTGTAAGGAACTGTCTCTAGTGTTACAGCGTTAATTTTACATGTTACATTACCGGGCTGAATGATTTTGTTTACACCACCGGTTGAGCTTGAAACTTTTGTGCTAATCATAATTTTTAATCTATATAAACGTTATTCCAATTAATAGTCATAGTGTTGTCTTCTTTTAGTTCTGACAATACTATTTCTTGATTTCTAAGATGTTCAGGTCTTGCACCGCAGGATATCTCATCAGTGGTCTTAAAACTAAGAATGTTTTTAGAACCCTTACGATACAGATATCCAATTGCATCTGACTGTGAACTTGTAATTCTCTTCAATTTACCAGTAAGATCTAGATCTAGAGCATTAAACTCTGACCCATTCTTCTCTAATACAACATCCTTTACGTGCCCTACAAGGATAACACGAGGTGCCCAAGTCTTGATAAAATCAATGACCTTAGTGAAAGCCTCCCTTAACCAGGGGTAACCTGCACCGTTAGGCAAATTTAAGATGCTACCATACTTTGGCTTACCATCAGTAAACCAATTCTTACCCATAGAAGACTTAGCATATAGTTCCTCAGCAAAGGGAATACACATCTCCTCTAGAGCAGTAATAGTATCTATAGCAACGTACTTGTAAGGATTTCCAGCTTCCTTAATAGCCTTACCTATTCTCTTGATATCATCAATAGATCTTGCTTTAAGCTTCATAGCATCTACATAGTCGCTACCATCTTCAAGATCCACAATAAGACAATCATCAAGACTAGCCAGCAAAGTAGTTTTACCTACTTTAGGCTTGCTAAAAATAATAAGATTCTTAGGACTTTTAATCTCTGCCGGTACTTTCCCAGTGGGTAGTATCAGCTCTTCAGGTGTTTCGCTCATTTATCTGTAATTAATTTATTTAACCATGTCTTATGGCTCAAAGGTCTTCCGAGCATAATAGCAGCAAAGTCTCTGATAGTCATATCACTAAGAGAAACATCATCAATGAGATCATCACCAAATGCTTTGAATGGATCAGCAGGTACCTTCTCTTTAGGCAAATTGACTTTAATCAATTCACTTACAGGTACTAGATATCTAACATGACCCAAATCATTAGGCTCCGTGGTTTCATATTCCTCTTCCCAGTGTGGGTTGTAACGCCACATCCAAAGAGTCCTATTACTATCCTCAGACATATAATCTCTACTTACAAATTCAGTGTAGATATCTCCTTCTCTCTTTAGCTCATTAGCAAAGAAACTTACATAAAGCTCATCTTTTCCATGTGGTCTGTATGCCATCTTTGGATAAAACAAAGCATTAGGAATGTCAAGAGTATCAAAAATAAACTGATGCTTTTCTCTTAGTACTGCAATCTTCTCTTTAGTGCTTAACTCTGTTTTTGTACTTATACCCATATTACTTATTATTTAGAAATTCTTCTTTCTTGCTGAGGTGGTGTTTCCATCTCAGTTACTTTCATTTTCTCAAACTCTGCTTTGAAAAAACTCATTCGGTTATCACCATTCCTACATTTCAGGAAGTGCATAACAAGGACTCTATCATTCTCTATTACATATCTATCAGGACCATAGAATCTAATCTTCTGTTTACCCGGTCTGTTCAGGCCAATAAGAGTATCGGCATGCTGTAACAGAGCATCTGAACCAAAGATGTCAGACTCTAGAATGTAATTACCATACTTACCGTCCTCATTCCTTTCAGGATTGTCAATACTACGGTTAAGCTGACTCAGAATAATAAATGCAATAGGATACCTTCTCTTCAGTTCGGTTACAGCCTCACCTAGATTATACAGGGTATCATACTTGTCCTTCTCAAAAGGAGCTTTTTTAAGCAAAAGAGAGTGGTCAAGGGTAACAATAGTCTTTGTATAGTCAAAAGTACCATCCTCATTGCGGATAGCATGCTGTCTCATATACAGAGATATCTGTTCCTTAAACTCATTTACTGTAATAGGTTCTTCTACTACATCAATAGGGTAACCTACTCTCTTTTTAGCGTACTCATAACACCTTACCAAATCTTCATTTGATAATTTTCCATCTGCACTACACAAGTATTTATAGGTTCTGCCTATAACACTTGAGTACTCTCTGATAGCGCTGGTTCTAGCCAGCATCTCAAACTGAAACTCTAGCACTCTGAAAGCTTCCCCTTCATTCCGTTCAAAAGCTTCCCTGATAATCTGATCCTTAATCAGGGTTTTACCGGCACCAGGTCTTCCTCCTATAACAGTGAGTGAGCTCCATTCTATACCATCTGTAGTTGCATCATTAAACTTAGTCCACGGAGTCTTAA